TCATTGATTTGGGTCCCATCTATCGGATAGACCCAGATATTTTGGAGGATCGGCTTAGAAGGATGAGCGAGAAAGATAAGCGAAGGTTATTGGATTTATTGGATGAATATGTGGTGGTACTTGAAAAGGGGGCGAAGTGAATACTCACACCGAAAGGACTAAAGAGCATCAGGTATTGGATTATTTAGAAGGTTTGTTGATGAATGATCGGGCGAGATTATTGAGGATGATGAGTTATTTGAAACAAAGAATTTTTGAAGAAGAGGCGAAGATGCAATCGTTAGATGTGATTGAGAGAATTAAACATGGGTCGCAGAAAGGTTAAAGAAGTGACACCCGCACAAAAGGAAATATATCAGGTGATTGAGCAGTTCTGGTTGAAGTTTGGTTTTGGTCCAAGCGTAGATGATGTGATGTATATCACGGGCGAAAAGGGTCGAGGGAATGTCAATCGGAAAATGCGGCGGTTAATAGACTTAGGTTTATGTAAGGGATTGAAAAATGTGCCCCGTTCTATCAGACCATCGTACTTACGGGTAAGAAACCTTGAGTAATTTAGATGCGTTTCTAGCGAGCCTAAAGCCAGGCGATAAAGAAAACCTTTTGAAAATCGCAGAAGGATATAAGGATTCGATTGTCCGATCACAAGCGCAAAAGTCATTTATGGCGTTTGTGAAAGAGATGTGGCCTGGGTTTATTCATGGAAGACACCATGCGTTGATGGCAAAAAAATTTGAGGAGATCGCAGAGGGGAAGTTAAAGCGCTTGATTATCAATATGCCTCCCCGTCATACAAAGTCGGAGTTTGCCTCGTATCTTTTACCCGCTTGGTATCTTGGGCGGTTTCCCAATCGGAAAATTATCCAGACCTCGAATACAGCAGAACTAGCCGTGGGGTTTGGTCGTAAAGTCCGTAACTTAGTCGATGGAGAACGATATGCCAAAATATTCCCCAATGTCGCTTTGCGGCATGATTCCAAGGCTGCTGGTCGCTGGGCTACTAATGCTAACGGGGACTATTTCGCTATTGGTGTTGGTGGTACTGTTACGGGTAAAGGTGCTGACCTACTCATTATTGATGACCCTCACTCGGAACAAGAAGCCGCTTTAGCATCCTCAAACCCCGAAGTCTACGATAAGGTTTTTGAGTGGTATTCCTCTGGACCACGTCAGCGTCTACAACCAGGCGGCGCCATCGTCATCGTGATGACCCGTTGGAGTAAACGGGATCTAACAGGGCGGGTGCTTCAGTCTATGGTTGAGCGAGACGGAGATGAATGGGAGGTAATCTCGTTACCCGCCATTATGCCTAGTGGTAATCCTCTATGGCCTGAGTTCTGGTCATACTCCGAGCTTGAAAAACTAAAAAATGAATTGCCGATCAGTAAATGGTCAGCCCAGTATCAACAAGATCCCTCTGCGGAAGAGGGAGCAATTGTTAAGCGGGAATGGTGGCAAATGTGGGAAAAAGAGACCCCGCCCGTCTGTGAATTTGTCATCCAATCTTGGGATACCGCTTTTACCAAAAACGAGCGCAGTGACTACTCAGCGTGTACGACTTGGGGCGTGTTTCACATGGATGAGGATCCCAACGACACTCACATCATTTTGCTTGACGCTCTAAAAGAACGGCTGGAGTTTCCAGAATTAAAAGAACGAGCCATGCAAATGTATAAGGAGTGGGAGCCTGATGCGTTTATTGTGGAAGCGAAAGCCTCTGGTGCGCCGTTGGTTTTTGAGCTTAGAAGGATGGGAATACCCGTACAAGAATTTACACCAACACGAGGAAACGATAAGATTACCCGTGTAAACTCTATTTCAGATTTATTTGCATCTGGAAAAGTCTGGGCTCCAAGGAAACGCTGGGCGGAAGAGGTCATGGAAGAATTAGCTGCCTTTCCAAATTCTGACCACGATGACTTGGTGGACTCAGCCACGCAAGCATTAATACGATTTAGAAAAGGCGGTTTTATCCGATTACAGTCAGATGAGGAAGATGAAGTCCAGTTCTTTAAGTCTAGACGAGCAGTAAGTTATTACTAAGGACATATTATGGCAATCGACAAGGCACTCTACGAATTACCCCAAGGTTTAGCAGCTATCGCTCCAGCTGAACCCATTGAAATCGAGATTGAAGATCCAGAATCCGTGACCATTGGCATGGATGGTTTGGAAATTGAGATTGAAAAAAAGGAGCCAAGCGCCGATGATTTTGATGCCAACCTTGCCGAATATTTAGATGCTGGCACTTTAGCCCAGATCTGCGGTGATTTATTAGGCGACATCCAAGGCGATATTAGCTCCCGTAAAGAGTGGATGCAGACCTATACCGATGGTATTGAGTTACTTGGAATGAAGATTGAAGAGCGAGCTGAGCCATGGGAGGGTGCGTGTGGTGTTTACCATCCACTACTCTCCGAAGCCCTTGTTAAGTTCCAAGCCGAGACCGTGATGGAAACCTTGCCATCCTCTGGTCCAGTAAAGACCGTGATTGTCGGCAAAGAAACCCCAGAGATTTTAGAAGCAGCTGATCGTGTTCAAAAGGACATGAACTACCAGATCACTGACGTAATGACCGAATACCGCCCTGAGCATGAGCGCATGGTCTGGGGCTTAGGTCTTTCAGGTAACGCCTTCAAAAAAGTCTACTTTGATCCCTCGCTAAACCGCCAAGTTTCAATCTTTGTTCCCGCAGAAGACCTGATTGTTCCTTATGGCGCCTCGGATCTTGAGACCGCTGAGCGTGTCACCCACGTAATGCGTAAGACCGAGAACGAACTACGCAAACTTCAAGTTGCTGGTTTTTATCGGGATATTGACCTAGGCGACCCTGTTGCCGCCTTTGATGATGTAGAAAAGAAAATCGCTGAGAAGATGGGCTTTCAAGCCACTTCCGATGATCGTTATAAAATCCTCGAAACCCAAGTCAACCTCGATCTGCCAGGATATGAGGATAAAGATGAGGATGGCAACCCAACAGGAATTGCTTTGCCATACATTGTGACCATTGAAAAGGGTACACAAAACGTCTTAGCAATCCGTAGAAATTGGAGACCCGAAGATGACACGAAGCAAAAGAGAAATCATTTTGTCCATTATGGCTACGTTCCAGGCTTTGGCTTTTACTGTTTTGGTCTTATTCATCTTGTCGGTGCTTTTGCTAAGTCTGGTACTAGTATTATTCGGCAGCTCGTGGATGCTGGAACCCTTAGCAACTTGCCAGGCGGCTTTAAGACCCGTGGGTTGCGAGTTAAGGGAGACGATACGCCCATATCTCCAGGCGAGTTCAGGGATGTAGATGTTCCCTCTGGAGTCCTAAAAGACAACATCCTTCCCCTTCCCTACAAAGAACCTAGCCAAGTTCTCTACTCGTTACTTGGCACTATCGTAGAAGAAGGTCGCCGCTTTGCCTCGGCATCTGACTTAAAGATCGCTGATATGAGTGCCAATACCCCAGTAGGGACAACACTGGCTATCTTGGAGCGCACCCTTAAAGTTATGTCCGCAGTCCAAGCCCGTGTTCATTACTCGATGAAACAAGAGCTAAAACTCCTCAAAGACATTATTCGTGACTACACACCGCCTGATTACAACTACCAGCCCGATAGCGGAAACCGCTTTGCTAAGCAGTCCGATTACGACAACTGCGATGTAATCCCAGTATCCGATCCTAATGCAGCCACCATGAGCCAAAAGGTTGTGCAGTACCAAGCGGTTTTACAGCTTGCCCAGCAACAGCCCCAGATCTACGATATGGCACAACTGCATCGGCAAATGTTAGAAGTTCTTGGGGTTAAGAACGCCAAGAAACTAGTCAAGATTGAGGATGATGCTGTACCTCAAGACCCCATTACTGAGAATATGAACCTGATTAACATGAAGCCCGTCAAGGCTTTCTTGTATCAAGACCATCAGGCTCATATCAAAGTACACATGGCAGCCATGCAAGATCCAAAAATCATGCAATTGATTGGGCAAAACCCAAATGCACAAGCCATCGGTGCAGCTGCTATGGCTCATATTCAGGAGCATTTAGCCTTTGAATATAAGAAACAGATGGAGATGTTGATGGGCATCCAGTTGCCAAACGCAGAAGACGAACAGAAGATCCCCAAACAGATCGAAGTTCAGATCTCGCAGATGGCAGCACAGGCTGCGGATGTGCTATTGCAACGCAATCAAACCGAGGTTGCAGCGCAAAACGCTCAAATGGCAGCTCAGGATCCCGTTATCCAGATGCAAGCCAAAGAACTACAACTCAAAACCGAAGAAATCGAGCGCAAGAAACGCAAAGATGTGCTGGAAGCATCCGAAGCTGCCGACAGATTGCGTCTTGAGCAAGAGCGCATCGCCTCTCAAGAGCGTATTGCGGGACTTCAAACAGGTGCCAAAGTCGCTATTGATAGAGAAAAGATGGAGCTTGAGAAGATTAAAGAAGGATTTGAGCTGGGCAAACAGTTTGCTGAAGGAACAACCCAGAAACCCCAGGCCCAAAAGCCTAAAAATGAAGGGAAAT